ATTAGCTTTAAATTGTTTAAAACCTGTTGAATTTAAAAAAGTATCTATATTAAATTTTAATGCTCCAATTACACTCATCACATTACCTCTTTATTTCTGAAATATATTCAATGTATTTTTTAAGTTCTTTAACTGAATAATTTTCAGCCCTTTCAAAATCTCTTATAAAATAACCATATACAATTATCATTCTTTCTATACTTTCAGCGTTATAGTTTAAGTTACATTCCACGAAATGTATTCATAATGAAACCACAGAAAGCTATATTTTTCACTTGCTCCCAAACTGATAGTCCTATTTCTTCTATTTCTTTATATTTGTAATTATCTATATTTTTATTTAATAGTTTTAAAAATCTTTCTCCTGTAAATACAACGCTGTCTATTCCAGCTAAAAATAGTTGTTCCATTGTGTAAATGCCATTATCATCAAGTTTTAACTCTAAATCATTATGTTTTATGATTTCAGGTACTCCTATAATATCTTCTAATTTTGGATTAACTCCACTAGGATACTTTAAAATTTCTTTTGTATAGTCAACTATATGAGTTCTTCCTATCCTCTTTTCTAAATTTAAAACATAACTTGCTGGCTGTTCCATTACTGTTACATCATAATTATTAACTTTTATTATTTTCTTTTCCATATATCCTCCAAAAATAGAGTAGTAAAAACTACTCTATTATGCTAATTTTAAATTAATACATTGTACTTCCCATTCAAGTGCCTTAGCATCTGCTCCTATTTCCAAATTAGGTATTTTCTTAAAAAAACCTTTTGCCGAGAATGCTCCTAGCGTTCCATCTAAACCTTTATTTATAAAAGTTACAGGGAAAGTCCCTTTATTTCCTTCTGCTAATGCCATTTGTTTAAAACTTAAATTCAATGGAGAGTTTTGAAGTATTTTAAACTTTATAACTGCGTCATAATCATTATGTTGATTTATACTTCTAGCTCCATCTATACCTTTTGTTATTCCTTTAAAATCATTATCATATTCAATAGTGATTTTTGTATCTTCTGCATAGTCTTCAACTCTTGTTTTACCTATTATTAATTCATAGTTTTTACTATCGTAATTATATATATTAGCCATTTATGCCCTCCTAAACTGCGAAATATAAATCTGATGATAATTCTCTGAAACCATAAGCATAGTAAACTGTAATTTTTACCCCTGTTAAAACACCATTTAAAATATCATTCTTTGGAATTTCTTCAAGTGGTACCATATCAACTACTGTTTTATCCTCTACCAATGCTTTCATTCTTACAAATTGATTACATCTATCTAAAATTACTGCTTTCAAAGGTCCTAAATTTGCAAATGTAGGCTTCGGAGTAGCTTTTAAATATAGTGTTAAGTCTTCCTCTAATCTAAATTGCAATGCTTTTAAACAGTGTATAAAGTCTATTGGGTCGCCTGTTACAGTTACTCCATTAGCAAGTCCTAGTTGTCCTTTCATTCTTGCAATATAGTTAGCTTTATTCTTGTCTAAAACTCCTTGTTCTGCTCCACTTAAACCACTTTCTACTGCTCCATTGATTAACTTATTGGCTATCAATACACTTCCTGCAAATTGTGGTATTGAATAACCTGCAACTGCTCCTGCTATTAATTCATCATTTTTACTGAAAAATAATGATGTTGTATCTTCTGCAATAGCTTTTATTTTAGCTTCTGCTGTCATAATATCTGTATCTGTTTTTACTTGTGCAAATAACATTTTTTGTCTTGCTGCAATTTCTTTTGATATAGCTGGTATCTTTTCTATATCTGTTTCATCTGTTACAGTACCAAACCAATCATTTTTTACACTATCAAATAAGTCTTTGTAATTGCTTCCAGTTACTACCTTACCAAATACTAATACTTGTTTAGCTCCTGCTGTAAATGCTGCTTGTAATATCTTATAAACATCATCTGTTGCAGCAACTCCTGTTACATCTTTTATACTTGTTATTAATTGCTCTTTAATGGCTTTCTTAGTACTAAATACCCCAATTATATTAACTGTTGCTTGATCCACTGGACTTGGCTTGTGTGTATTTAAAAATACTATTTTCTTTTCAGCACCTAATATTATTCCCATTAATTGCCTCCTTTAATTTCAAAATCTACTTGTTTTATGATTTCTATTTCTGTTGTTAATTCCTTAGAAGTTCTTACCACTACATCAAATACATACCTTTCTAATAAATCACTTGCTGTATAATCTGTAATGTCTTTTAGTTCTCCAACTTCTTCAATAACTAAGTTCAGACCATTTAATTTAATCCACCAATTTATAGCTTCTATATTGGTGAAATAATCCCTAACTATTGCTACATCTGCATAACTATCTTTCTTATTTAGAGTAAATGAAAAACTTATTATATGCTTGTTTATATTTGTTTGTTTAAAAACTCCGTATTTCTTTGTGTCTTCTCTATCATTTGTATATCTATGAATTACATTATTAGAAATAGTCCTTGCTATTACTCTTGGTAATTTCAGTTGCCCATTTACTTTTGAAAGATGTTCAAATGGTATAACTTGAAATTTATTATTTAATTCTTTTATTTTGTCCAGGAACAATATTTCTAAATCTATGTTATTCATTTTTCATCATCTCCAACACAAACTCATTAAAATCTGCATATAATCTTGGTAATAATTCAACTACTCTATAATTAATACTTTCAACTGTTATAATATCTCCTAGTCTTAATCCATAGCTTTTAAGTATCTTTCCGTTAAGTTGATTTAAAACTTTAATTGCTGAATTAGGATCTGCTGTTGCTACTTTTAGAGTTTTCTTATAAATAATCATATCCCAATGATAAACTTCTTTTGCTCCATCTGGGTTGTGCATATCATATTCAGATTTTCTAGTTACCTGATATTTTCTTAACTCATTTTTTGCAAACTGTGATAATTTAAATTTCATTTTAAATCTCCTTGACTATATACTCCAAGCTATTAATCATTGTCCTAGTATCAATTAAAGGCTTTGAATCTTTCCCTTTTCTTTCTCTTGCTTTTATAGTGCTTTCTGCAAGTTCTGCCCAGCTTCCTTGCTCTATGCTTTTTTTAATATATTGAACTATCTGTTTTCCTATATCTTCAAAACATTGCTTGGCTTGCATTTTGCCCTCTGCTACCTGTTTAGCATTATGAATAAATCTATTCATTATTTTTTGCATATTCGCATCTATTGCTGTTCTCCAAAATGGACGAGCAGGATAATGAACATTAAATCCCTCATTCCCATACTCTAACCACATTGCTATAAGTTCAACTTTTTGACCATTTTCTTCTGTATTATCTTCATTGAACTGTACAACTAACTTCCATTTTGCCAATAGATTTAATTGCTTTTCTATCTCTGCAAACTTTTTTAAACTTTCAGTTGTAAATTTTACATTAACTCCAATCATAAGTTTTCCTCACATACTTATAGAGAATATTTTTAGCTTGAGCATTTGCAAATACGGTTGCTCCTATTTTATTTGTATTATTTGCTGTATAACTTATAGACATATCCCCTATTGATTTACTAGCAATGCCTTTTTCAATATCACCTGTATTCTCATCTTCCAAGTCTTTAACTATTGAATATGCTTCAAGTATTTGAGCCTTTTTAATTTCATCAGGTACTTTTTCTTCATCAATTCTAGGGAATATTAATTCTTGTTTATCTGATTTTCCACTATCTCTTATCATTAAACTTTCAATTTTATCCAATGCCTTATACAAGCCTTTTGATAATTCTGTATCTGATACTTCTTCATATCTATTTTCTATAAATTCTTTTGCTTCATCTAATGTTACATAACCTATCATTTATCCCCCTTAAAACAAGGGGAGAGCTTTTAACTCTCCATTATGCTTGTGATATTTCTAATTCACATAGTAATTTTGTTTTACCTGTTTCTGTTTCCATAACATCACAACCAAATAATTGTAATCCTTTTACATATTCTCCGAATGATTTTTCAAATCTTCCAGCTTCCATTTTGTTTATTTGCATTGCAAGAGTTAATCCAGCACTTACTCCTGCCATACAGTGATATTTTTTAGCTGTTCTTTGTACATTGTTAGATTTATAAATAGTAAATCCTCCCCAAGAGCCAATAAAATAGCTTTGATTAATACCTAGTGTATTTTCTCCTTTTGAAATTGTTGGAACTTCTTTTATAAGTTGCCCATAAATTTCAGGCGAAATTACAAGCCATCTATTTGCAGTAGGGACATTGTCTTCATCCATTTTTACTGCTAAATCTATTATTTTATCTGATACTTTATCAGTACCTATAACACCAGCAACTTTGCTTTTACATTTTGCATATAATTTAGCAAGTTCTGTATCAACAACATCAGCCATTTCATAAATAGCTTGGTCTGTTAATGCTTCTATAACTCCTGGTATAGCTTGTGCCTTATCTACATCATCCATCTTTAAAGCAAAATATTTAGCTTTGTTAATGTTAATTGTTTGATATGCTCCTGTGTCTTCTTGGAATGTTATATCTGCTCCTGTATAATCTCCAACAGTAACTGACCCTATACTTGGCACTCTTACAGAGCTTCCCATATTTTCTATTTTCCCTTCATAGTTTCTGTTTGCTAATGCTCCAAAAACTAATTGCTTATTTAAGTTTCTGTTTGTTAATTCTGCCCATACTTCTGGCTTAAAAGTTTGATATGACATATTTATATCCTCCTATTTTTCTCTTAATATTTCCTTTAATTGTTCATCTGTTAATTTTGATTTTTCCACATCATCCATCTTTAAAAAATCATCATAAGTAACTTTTGAATTTCCATTATTAGGTGGCAATGGTGGTGGTGTAGTACTTCCTTTCTCATTAAATAAATCTGGATAAGTTGTTTTAAAATTTGCAACTTGTTCATCAAAACCTGTAATTTTACCATCTTTAATATCTAATTTAGAAAAGTCTACTGCATTCACAAGCATTGAACTATATTTAGGTGATATTGCTCCTAATGCAAAACTTGCTGCTGTTTTAATAGCTTCCTTTTTATAATCATCAAAACTGTTTTTAAATACTATTTCTTTTCCTAAATCATCAGAAGTTACCTTATCTCCTAATTTTGATTTTAAGAATTTAATAGCATTGTCATTATACAGTTTATCTGATAAACTTTGATTTTTACTTATAAAGTTAGTTACTGCCTCTGCTGTTAAAGGTTTGTCTACTTCCTTTACAGTTTCAATCATAAACTTGTTATCAGTTAGCCATTTTTTACCCTCATCACTTCCTAGTATTTTCTTTTCTTCATCACTTATTACTATTTTTCCGTCTTTTAATTCCATTTTTTCTCCTCTCGTGCAATTTCTCACACAAAATTAATTTAATCTAATAGGCTCAGCCCAACATCTACAATTAAAATCTTCTCCTGGCAATTCATCATTGATACTAAATACTAAGCCCTCTCGTTCAGCGTGTTCTGGTCTAACTCTATCATCTTTCATAGTATGCCAAACAAAATGCTCTATACCATTCTCAATCATTAGGTCCTTAACTTCTTGTGCATATAAATTACCTGTTTCATTTCTTGCAAGGTTTTCATTTCTTCTATTAAGCCATTTTTGTAAATTATTAATATCATTTTGAGTATATGTTCCATTCTCTATACTCTTAACAATATCTTTAATCTCCTTATTAGCTCTGTTATTTGCTATATCTTGCTTCAATGCGTTTAATGTAGACTTTGGTACTTCTCCATTTTTTAATACATCTAAATTTCTATTATAATTTTTGATTGTATCTACTATTCTTTGTTGCCTTATATCCATTAATTTATCTGCTGTAACTGTTGTATTATTAAATAAATCATAATTCTTTTTTATCCAGTATTTAGCACCAGTTAGATCTGTTCTTTTTAGTTCTTCATCTGTTAAAGTTCGCCAACTTTCAAATGTTGATAAATTAACATCAATAGCAACTTTTGTTAAATCTTTTATAATGTTTCTTTTTTCTTCATCTGTTAATTCAAATAATGGTAATTGTCCATTACTTACGCTTTTTCTTGCTCTTCCAACTCTTTTTTTTGTATAAAATTGAAATATTATTCTTAATCTATTTTCTTGTGCTAAGGGGAACATATGTTATTCCTCCTTTACTTCTAGTCCTAAATCTTTCATTATATCTTTTGAAAGTTCTTCAAGTTTAACTTGTAATTGCTCTTCTCTTGTTATTCCAGCAAGTATATTTAAAATATTTATAAGTTTTTCTTGATAACTTATATTAGTTTTTATTGATCCTATTTCTTTATCTTCTTTTTCTCCTAAAAGACCTAAAAACTTGATAGCTGTTTCTAAACTCATTACATTGTTTTGAATACCTTGTACTACAATAGACATTTTTTCAGTTAGTGATAAACTTAAAATATCTTGTGTTTCTATTTGTAAATCAATTTCTTCACCTTTTATTTTCTTATATCCCCATAGAATTATGTTTTTTATTCCAGTAATACATTTAGTTCTTTTGCTCTCAACTGTTGCAATAGTTCTTTCTAGGCTTCTTCTTTTAGCTTCTCCACTTGATATACTTCCGCCTAAATCAATTCCAAAAGCTAGGTCATTTACTCCTAATTGTTTATAAATATCATTCTTGATGTCTTCCTTATGTAATTTCCATTCTTGTGTCTTAGTTTCAAGCTGCACTTGTTTAACTTCTTTATCATCTTTATTTACAATAATTACTCTTCCATCTAGTCTTACGGTACTACGACCATTTTTATCAACTTCTATTACACTATCTGGAACTTGCAACAATGGATTAGCAACCTTTTGAAATGCTTGTGATGTTAAAGTATCTCCAATTACTAACTCTCTTACATTTCCAACTAAATCATCATTATAATCACTTTTACCAAAAATGTTCTCTACTTCTACTACTGCCCAACCTTGCGCTTGTTTATCCCTATAACCTAAGCCATTTTTAACCATTCCATTATCTGTTAAATTAAAAGGATAATTTGTCTCAGTTATAGAGTTATCAGTTATTTTATATGCTCTATACTCAATGCTATCTAACTCATAGATTTCACATATAAGCGTTTTTTTGCTTTTATCATCTTGTGATAGGTTATAGATTACATAGCCATCTATTAATTTTGGATTATATTCATTTCTTATAGGGAAATAATCTTTTGGAGTAACTGGATAGAAGCTAAATCTGTCTAATTGTGTAACTCCTTTTAAAAGTAATTTACCAGCCCAAGATTGAATAACCATAGTTTTGCCTAGTAAATCATCTAAGTCAAAATCTTTTATAAGTTCAAAATCTTCCTGATTAGTTACTAACTTCTTACTTGTTGCATATTCAGCATATAGTCTTGTTGTTGCTTGTAATAATCCATTACCTACAACCAAATCTTTAAGACTATATCCTGTGCTATTTGTTCTCAAACTTTTAAAGTTATCAATATAATAAGATTTCATATAACCTTTATCATTAACTATTCCCATATACTCCAAATTAACTCTTGCTTTTACATCTGCAAAAAATACATCTGCACTTTTCCCATCTGATAGCTTTCTGTATTTTTCACAGTTTTTATGAATATCAGTTTGTATATAATCGTTGTATGATTTTAATATTCTTTCTTTCTCCATTTAAACTCCTATTGGCTTCTTAATCTCTCCATTTTTAAATACAGTAGCCTTATACTTTTCTAGTCCATATCTCATAGCATCCACTGTATGTGGGTCTATTGTGAATTTATCCTCTAAGTAATTCCCGTTCTTATCTTTTTCGTGGCATAGTTCGGTCAATTCTCTATATGCATTAATGCACTTATCAGAAACTATAATCTTATAAAAACTTTTTAGTTTCTGTAATCCATCTAAAACACTTCCTGCACCTTTTTCACAATTGATTATTTTAAATCCTGCACGCCTTATTTCTTCTGTTGTTTCAGGTCTTGCATTATCTGCAATAATCTCTCTATGATTTTGCTTGATATAATCCATAGACTTAATTAATTCACTTGTGATTAAGTTTTTGTTATATAATTCATTATAAATATATAAAACATTATTTTCCCTATCTATAGCCATTCTAACGAGTGCATTATAAGAAATACTAAAACCATAATCTAAGCCATCATATAAATTACCTAATCCATACTTGCTAAGTTCTTTTACTATTGCTTGTACTTCCATATCACTAGCTTTTTGAATATTGTTAAATACTCTTTCTCCAACTATTCCAAATCTTCCTTGATATGCTATTCTGTATCTTTCAATATCATAAGTTTCAAAATTCTTTAATTGCTTTATATATTCATCAGTAACAAAAGCATTATCCTCAACAACTGAATGATGATAATAAGTATCATCTGTTGTCATAATCCTATTTTGATAAAGTTCTTCCTCATCTATTCCGGCTTTTTTAATAAATCTTTCATAAGTCCAATTATTAATACTAACTGGGTTATTAGTTAAGAATATATGTAAGTCTTTTCCTAATGCTCTTAATCTTCCATTCAATTCATTAAAAGCGTTGTAACTAATTTCAGGACACTCTTCAATCCAAATCATATCTACATTATCAATAGACTTTAATTTATCAGCGTCATCAAGTCCCATAAAAATAAATTCGCTCCCATTCCTTCCTCTAATGTGTAAAGGGTTTGTTGTATATGTGAAAAAGCTATTTAAGCTGTAATTACTGATAATTCCTTTTAATAATGAAAAGCAACTTTCTTTTATAGTTCTATAAACTGCTCTAACTACTAAGATTCTTCTTTTCTCTTGAATAGCTTTTAATATTAGCTTTAATCCCGTATGATATGATTTACTACTTCCATATCCTCCAACAATGTAATAGAATCTTTTATCCCAGTTATTTAGATAATCAATAAAATGCTCGTTAGCTTGTATATTAATTTCCATTTCTTTTAACTCCATTAATCGTTATAGATACATTATTGTCTTCAATATCTATGTCTTGCTTGTCTTTCCATTTACTTGATTTTCTATTCTTTAACCAAAATATCTGTGCTCCTACATCTCCTGGCATTTCTTTTACTACTTCTTTTATATAAGTGCTTTTCTTTCCATCTATTTCTTTTACTTCTTT